CACCACCTGCACCACCTGCGCCGCCGCCTGCACCACCTCCAGTGCTTGGTTTAACATTTGGAGTTTTTACGCCTGCGCCTTTAGCCATAGCACCCAACGCTCCTCCAATACCACCGCCACTAGCAGGTGCTCCTGCTGGGGCTTTAGTTGAAGCCGCCGCGTTTCCGCCTGTAAGTGCATTTGCACTTGCTTTCTTTAGTACTGCATCAATAGTTTTTTTACCTAATACACCATCAGGTAAATCTATTCCGCCTGCGTTTAACTTGTGTTGCTTCATGAATGCCGCTAAATCTTGTGCTGTCATGTTTTTATCGGTTTTGCCGTTGATACCTTGCCATCTAGCAAGATCTTTATAAATTTCGTTTGCTTTAGAACCCATTTCAGCACTTCCGCCTAATCTAGCACTTACACCACCAGTTGTAACTTTACTAGCCATTTTTTTAGCGAAATTGCCTATTGAACTTGTGGGTTTCTCATCAATACGACTATCTTCTAAAATTATTTCATGAATATTCATCTTAATTGTCCTTAAAGTAGTTACTTGTATTTAGTATATCTACTCCGTAGATATAAGTTTTCGCTTAACGCTCAAACTAAACACTTCGTTTTTTGTATGATAGAAGTAAATGGATATGAATTAAAGCAATATTACGAAGTAATATTGTAATTGCTTCATGTAGATTGTTTCAGTCAGACGGAACCTAATCGCTGGTTCCATCTAATCTTGACTTCATGTGAGTTCGCCACAGCCGAGACTTGGAAGTAGGTTATTTGTTTATACACTTAGTTCAATGGGCTCTGACCTTTCCCAACCTACGTCGACATCGCTTACGCTACCTCTCGCTTCGTTCCTATTGCTAAAGAGTTTTTATGAACTGTGTTGTGTTCTTCGATTGCTAACAGTCAATCTACGCTAATCCTGCCGCCCTACTACCGGACGCGGCTCAACGTGTACGAGTGCTCCTTTACGGATGCCTTTTACTCAGCGGTATTATAAACTGGCCCGCTAACCTTAGGTGTTAGATTGTTTTGCCTGGATATTTTGTTCTAGCAATGCCTTTTTGAGTTTGTCTGATCCGCCTACTCTAACATTAATGATACCATTATAGTAATCATCAGTTTCAAGTACACGCCTATCAAACTGTTCTCTTGCCTCTATGTAGGACATTTCGCCTCTACCTTTACATAGGTATAGTATTTCTCTTGTAAATTTGTCTGCGCCTAGTTGTGCAACATCTGCGTTTAGTCTATCACTGGATCCCCAGTAGTCTTTCCAATCGCTTTCTTTAGTTCCACGCCTTTTATTTTTTTTGCCTTTTAATGGTGGCTTAGTAGTTTTAAATTTTGCTAGTTTTTTGCCTATGTATTTTTGGCCTGTAGTGGTATTAGTAATAAGATAAACAAATCCTTCGTATTCGTCTGGTATTTCGTCTATCTTTTTTCCGCCATAAGTCCACTGCATGAACTTATATACCTATACCGTCTATTTGTCTGCCTCGATTTTGGTTTTGAACTTGTCGTTGATCTCATCCATACGTAATTTACTCAATTTACGTATTTCTCTGAGCCATTTTCGGCTTGCTCTGTGGGTCCTGTAAGAAACACGGTCTTCAAATGTTTCATTTGCTTTGAAATACTCCATATATGCTTTTGTTAATAGATCGTGTGTATCGTCAGTCATTAATCCACTATCTCTATGTCATTTTCATAAGAAGTAAATCCATTTTCTTTAACAACTTTCATTAAATGATTGACTCTTCCAATTAATTCATCTTTGTGCGAAATAAGGAATACATTTTTATGACGTTCTCTACCCATCTTCTTAAGTACAGCCAGCGAACCTTCAACACCTGCTGTATCCATACCACTATCAATCAACTCATCAATAAACAATAGATTGATATTCTGATATAAACTTTCCCAAACATCTCTAAATGCAAAACTCATACCAAGTATAAGTCTGTTACGCTCACCTCTTGACAAGTTATCAAAGTCTAAGTCTTGACCTAGTTGTGTAATTTCTACATTCAAGTCATTCATAAACACGACCTGATGTGGCAATCCTAGTTTATCTAAGTAATATGTAAGTCTGTTGTTTAAGTATGCTAAATTTTGATCAATAATCTTCTTTCGAATAAATGAATCTTTGTTTGTTAACAGTTTTAATAAAAACTCTTGATGGTCTTTGAAACTTGTTAAGTCATTAATTGCAGTCCAATCAACTTCTTGCATTGCTGTGCTATTCAATTCATCAATTTGTGTTTGGTAAGGATCAACTTCGTCCTTTTTATTTTCAAGGGCGGTCTTTAAACTATCAACGTTTTGTCTATGTTCGTATGCTTCTTTTGCTGTTTCATAGTACGTAGTTGGCTTGCCATTTATATCACCAATTTCTTGAAGACCTTTTGTAACATCATCTACTTTTTTAGAAATTTCTGATCGATAGTCAATTGCTTCATCTAATTCTTTTTCTTTACGTGCTTGTAATTCTACTTTTTTGTCTGCATGTAGTTCTTGTCCACAAGTATAACATGTTGCATCTTCAAGATTTGAAATGTCTTTAGTTGCTTTTTCAACAGAACTCTCAGCACGTACTAATGCAGGCTCTAGTGTGCTTAATTCTTTTTTAAGAGCCAAAATAGCATTGTTGTGTTCATTCCAGTTTTGTAATTTTTCATGTGCATCTAGTTCAGTATTAACGTCTAAATGTTCTAATTCGTCGATTGCACTAGTTAACTTATCTACGTCTTGTTGCTTTTTAGCAAGCCAAGCACGTTGCGTACCTTGCAAGTTTGTAATAGTATCTTCTATTTTACTATTTGAAGTTTGTATTGCTTCAATTTTTAAAGTTTCTTGTGTAATAGTTTCTTTAGTTTGTCTTACACCTTCTTTTAGTTTGTCTGCCTTTTCACTTAGGATAGTAATACCTAACAACTGCTCAATAATAGCACGTTGATCGTTTTGTCGCATACTTAAAAACGGTTCAGTATATGTGTTTAGTGCAACAACATGTTTGAACATATCATGGCTCATACCTAACAAGTCATTAATGTCTGCTTGTGTTTTACGACTATCGCCTTGCGACTCGTCTAGCATTTCTTGTTCTTGATTATTAATATAAAATTTAAGAACATTTGGAGAACGTCCTCTTTCAATCCTATAATCTATACCATCTTTCTCAAATTCAAGTGAAACTAACATTCCTTTGCTATTAGTTTTATTAATAAGGTTATTACGTTTGATATTTGTTAGTGCCACCCCATACAACGCATAACTTAATGCGTTGATGATGGTGGTCTTACCTGTTCCGTTACGCGATCCGTTATCATCGCCGCCTTGATCTAAGTTTTCACCTAGCACAAGTGTTAATTGTTCTTTGTTAAAGTCAACAGCCTGAGTCTGGTTGCCCACACTCATAAAGTTTTTTACGGTTAGGTCCTTAATACGTATCATAGTTCGTTATAGATGTCCAATAGCATTTTTTTATTGAAGTTATCTGAATCAATTGCTGTAATTTCTTTTGATACAATTTCATCGACACTTTCAAAGGTTGAAATATCTAAGTCGGTACTTATTTCCTCGACTTGCTTTTGCGGGATCAGTGTAATTTCTCTACACTTATATTGTGTAATATATGTTTCTTTTATAAATTGTGCTTCTTCATAACTAATCGGAACATCAATAGTAACACGCAAATACATATTACTTTTAATAATGTCTTGTTTAGGATCAAGAAGTTTACTAAGTGTAGTTGTTCTATACTTAGGACAGTCATCCCAGTTTAGATATTCAGGCTCTTTATTATTTTCTCTATCAAGTATCATCATTCCTCTTGCATCATCCCATGCATCTGCATAGTTGTGAGGAAATGCATTACCTAAGTAATGTACTTTGCCTTGTTTTTGTCTTTTATGGAAGTGACCACTGAACACATATTCTTGATGTTCAAAGTGTTCTGCTTTTAGTTCACCGTGGTCGGGCATTTGTACCATTGCATTCATATAGAATGACGGCAATTCAAAATGACCAAACATATATTTGGTTTTTATATCTTTAATTTTACGCCATTCATCACCAACCAGCCACGGAACAAGAGCAACATCTTCTTCAATGTGTATTTCATCAATAAATGTAATACCTGGAATGTATGTAGCAAACGCAGTCGAGTTTACATCACGTTTGTCTTTGTAATATAAATCGTGGTTACCATCAAAAAAGTAAAACTTTTCAAATGAACTACCTAGTTTTTCCATACAACGTATTGTTGCATCCATGGTTGTAAGGTTAAGACTGTTTCTATTATGATGCCAGTCGCCACAAAATATTCCTGTTTCGCATCCATTGGCTTTTGCTTGTGCAATATACCAATCTACGAAACGTTCACAATCATCGTTATGTACTTTACTATTGCCTTTTAGGCCAAGATGAATATCAGTAAAGACAGCCGCTTTCTTGAACACTTATAATCACTCCTTAATCTATATTATTATACTTTAAAAACCTAACGTTGTCAAGTGATTATTTTTTATTGTTAATTTCTTCTTGTCTTTTCTGTGATGCTTCCCATTCGCCTTGATGTTGACGAGTATAACTTGGATTCATATTGTTCATTTCTAAAATATCGTCTCTAATGTTCTGATTACGCTTTTCTAGGTTAATAACACGAACAAAACTGTTGGTTACAGCCGCAGTATAGTATGCAAACGGATTTTGTGACTTAGATTCGTCAAATTGTAGTCCTATTTGTGCTAATTGTAGTATTGCTTGACCACGCATTTCGTCATTATATGTATACCCACGCACATTTCCTCTTGTTGCATAGCGATCGCACAATTTCATCCACATCATAGCAAGTTTATTAGTTGCTTTACCATGAGATTTACTAAATCCACCATTTTCCATACCACCTTCCCAATGACTTTTGCCTACACATATTAATTCACCAGCATCGTTAAACTTATAATGTTGAAATGGCGGAAAATTAAGTTTTGTTTTTGTATCTGCTACTGTTTTTGGGTTCTTTTTACGTCCGGGTTCTTCTGGAATATGATCAAATGTCATAATTCTAAAAATTAGTTCTTCTTTTGTAATTTTTCTGTAATCTACTTCACATTCTGCTTGTTTTATTTTTTCACCAGCCGCTTTTCTTGTCTCAAATGCTAGTTGACTCTGTTTTTTTGCTTTATTTCGCTTTGCTTCAGCAATAGTGCGTATGTTTATTTTTTCTATATCAGGTAAAATTATGTCAAAATCGGCATAATCGTTGTCCATATAACTACAAAATGTACTTTTGGACTTGTGTATCTCTTTTAAGATATCTTTGTTGTTTAAGTAATTTACTTTTCTCATTAGGGCTCCAGTTTTTAAAGTATTACATATATTATAATATACGTAGTTAAAAAAGTCAACTAAATAATACTATAAAGTTTAACTGGAGTAAAAATGAGTATTAACCGCTTTCAACGTAACCCACACATTGATCATGTTTATGATGAATTTGGCACTATTCAAAGTAAGATCAAAGAAAAGACAAAACGAATCATTCCGCATCCTCATCATGCAGAAGACTTTGGATCTATGAATCGAATGAATGGACCTGCTGGTTCGTCATTTCCACCAGATGGTGTTCCTAAATCAAGGACAGCATCTGAAGCAAGAGTTGTTGATAAAGCCAGTGATAATGATTGGCGTGTAAGTATTTCTATTCCTCCAGTAATTAGAGATCTTGATTCCACGTTAATTAATCCTTTAATTGAGTCAGGCGAGCGAATGATTTTTCCGTTTACTCCGTCTGTAATATTTTCGCACAGTGCATCATATAGTTCAATGCAACCTGTACATACTAATTATCCTTTTTACAACTACCAAAACTCCGCTGTGGACGCTATAACAGTTTCAGGAGACTTTTTTATTGAAACAAATGACGATGCAGAATATTGGGTAGCGGCTGTTACATTTTTAAGAACACTTACTAAAATGTTTTATGGTGACAACGGATCTAATACTGGTAATCCACCACCAATTGTAAAATTTAATGGTTATGGGGAATATGTATTTAAAAATGTTCCTTGTGTTGTTACAAGTTTTAACGTTGACTTACCTCAAGATGTTGATTATATGAAAACAAACATCGCAGGTGCGGGTGCAGGTGAAACAGAAGGCGCTCCGGGCACATGGGTTCCAACACAAAGTTTAATGGCTGTAACATTACAACCAGTATACAGCAGAGCACATGTTGAACAATTTAGTTTAAATGATTTTGTAAACGGAAACTTAATTAGCACAAGAGGATTTGTATAATGTCAGCATCTTATAACAAAACTAGTCCTTGGTCAAATACTGACATTGTTGATAATAAGTATTTAGGAAATTTTCAAATACGTCCAGTTCCAGCAGAATCAGACGATTTTTTGTATACAATAGAAACACAATATACACATAGACCAGATTTACTTGCACATGATTTATATGGCAACAGTAAATTGTGGTGGGTGTTTGCACAAAGAAATATGGATACAATAAAAGACCCTGTATTTGATATGGTAGCAGGCGTAAAAATATTTTTACCAAAAGGTCCTACACTTAGAAGCGTACTAGGAGTATAAATTGAATTTTAAATCACTTGTCAATAAAGTGTCTAACAAGTTTGATCAAATAAGTTCTGCTGTTCCAGAAATTGCAGGCGAAATACAAGGTCAAATTGCTAATACCATGAATCAATTTAAGGTAGAAGGATTAGATAACGCTTTAGGAAAAATTGAAGGTTTTACAAATTCTGCAAAAGACGGAAGTTTGTTTGCGTCAATGCATCCAAAAGCATTTAAAAGTAATTTAGATGCAAAGCCAGGCCCAATAGGATTCACAACAAAAGCAGGACACTTAGTACCAGGAGAGTCACAACCTCCGTGGCCTAATGAACTAGAAAATTTTGCAAGTATGAATTGTATTATAACACTTGCGGCTTTAAGTCATAAAGAAATTAGTGATCCTGATAATACATATCGTAAAACTGGATTGAATAATATTGTTTGCCAAAGCGGCGGTGGTGCAGGAACAAAAAAGCAAAAAACGCAAGTAGAAATTGCATTAGGTAATAATGTAGAATTTTTTATTGACAATTTAGATATTGGAGCAAACATAACTCCAAGTTTATCCTATGGAACAAATAGTAATGCAACAAAAATTACATTTGATGTACTAGAACCTTACAGTATGGGATTATTTTATCAGGCATTAAGTGTTGCCGCGGCAAAAGCCGGATTCCAAGACTATACAACTGCATGTTTTTGTTTACAACTTGATTTTAAAGGTTGGACAGTTGACGGAACACAAGTTGACGTACCATATGCAAGAAGACTTATTCCTATTTCACTTACAACTTCACAGTTTTCAGTAAATGAAGGCGGATCAACATATCAAGTTGAAGCGATTGCATGGAATGAACGTGCATTGCGTGATAGTGTGCAACAAATTAAAACAGATGTAGCAATTACAGGACGGACTGTAAGAGAAATTTTACAAACAGGCGGAAAAAGTGTAACAAGCATTATGAATAATAGATTATTAGAAATGCAACAAGCAGACCAAGTAAATGTTGCAGATCAGTTTGTAATTATTTTTCCAAAAGAAGGTGCATCTACATTTAGTCCTACAGCAAATGCAGAAACAAATAATTCTGCTACAGTAAATCCAATGGGCTACGGACCAGATGAAGGATTTATTGATGAAACTCAAGAGCATATAACTAGTCCAAAAATTTTAGAAGCATATTGGAAGAGTATAGGTGGAAGTGAAGAACCTGTACCTGAAAATTTTGACGAGTATCTTGCAACAATGTCTGGTAATGTTAAAAATGCAGGACGTTTAGATGACATGATGAAAAAATATGCGGCAAGTTCTTTTAGTCAAAACGAAATTGGCGCTTCAAAAATGCTTGACAGTCCTTTTGAAGGCGGCGCACAGCCAATGCCTGAACCAAAGAACGTAGTTGGTCCAGGAGGAATAGATGCACTAGTTGCTAAAAAACAAGCGGTTACAGCAGAAAATGAACAAATTGCAAAAGACAACGAAGAATTAAAAAAGAAAAATGAAGCCTTCCAAGCAAAGTATCCTATATTTGCTCGTGCAGGATCAAATATGAAATTAAACGGAGAAATTAGAACATATAAATTTAGTGCAGGTACAAGACTGCAAGAAATAATTGAAGAAGTTTTAATTACAAGCATGTATGGGCGCGAACTTGCTGAACAGTTGAAAGATGTTAAAGATCCATTTGGATATATTAAATGGTATAGAGTAGAAACTGATGTTTATACAGTACCTACTAATAGTGAAATAGCAAAAACAGGAAAAGTACCATCGGTATACACTTATAGAATTGTTCCTTATTATGTTCATCACAGTGTTTTTTCAGCACCCACTGCCGCGAGTAAAGGAGTTCCAGAACTTAAAGCACAAGCGGCAAAAGAGTACAATTATATCTATACAGGAAAAAATAAAGATATACTAGAATTTGAAATTGCATATAATAAAAGTTTCATTTATCCGATAACAGCAGACAGAGGATCATCAACTGCGGCCCAAACTACAGGAGCGGCGGGTACACAGACTACAGGAACACCAGAACCCAACTATAAAACTAATGCTGGCGAAAACGGATTAGGAGCAGGAGAAGGCGCGGCTAAACAATCAGAAATAGTAAACACTAATTCAGGTAATGCGGGCGGATCAGGTTTTGATAATTCTGAAATTGGTATTGCTAGAATGTTTAATGATAGACTTATGAATTCTTTAGTTGATATGGTAAAGGTTAACATGACTATTATGGGAGATCCATTTTATCTTTCAGACAACGGTGTTGGAAATTATCATGCTAAAGAAACATCATATATTAATATGACTCAAGACGGACATGCAAATTATGCTAACGGTGAATTGCATATTAATGTTTTATTTAGAACTCCGATTGATTTTGATCCTGATAAAGGAAAATATATATTTCCAGAAGAATTAATTATTGTAGATACTTTTAGCGGATTATATCGAGTTAATCAAGTTAATCATTTAATTAACAATAATATGTATACTACAGTTTTACAAATGACAAGAGTGAGAGCGCAAACAAAACAAGCCCAAACACAAAATCTTGGAGCGTTTATTGAAACTACAAAAGCCAGCGAGTCAATGAATGAGAAAGCAGTTGACTATGCTAAGAGAGTATCAGATGCGGCAATTACAACTGGTGCTACTGAAAATTTAGCGGCATATAAAAAAGAAATTGAGTTACTATTACCTGGATACGAAGGATTAAATGAACTTGTCTCAACGCAAGCACAGTCATTAGGATTACCAGCACTAGATGCATTTGGCAGAATAGGTACTTCACTAAAATTAATACAAGAACAAATTGGTGTTGCCGACCTAGGAAAAATTGGAGCAGAATTTAACAATTTAAAAAATGCCGCCACATCCTTTGCCAGTAATACACTAAGTCAGGTAAATTTAAATGGGAGCGATGTTTTAGGAAAGTTTGGAACAACATTGACAGACACAGTAGGTAACGTTCCTGGTTTACAAAAACTTGCTAATACAGCACCTACAGTTGCAATGCAAATACCAAATAATCTTGAAGCAGTAGCAACAGCAAATGCAAATAAGTTAGCAGAACTTAATACAAATTTAAAAAATATAGGACCAACATAATATGGCATATGAAGACATTCGTAGATCCAAACCTAAAAGCACTAGCCAAACTGGTCCGTTTGAAGCAGTTATTGTAAACAATTTAGATACCAAATATATGGGTACATTACAAGTTGAACTATTAAAGTCAACAGGCTCTGGTAACCAACCTGAACGCTCAGGACAAGTATTTGAAGCAAGTTATCTTAGTCCATTTTATGGTGTCACACCTGTAGGTGGAAATAGTAAAAATGAAGGATATAGAAACAGTCAGCAAAGTTATGGCTTTTGGGCTGTGCCACCAGACGTAGGTACAAGAGTGCTTGTAATTTTTGTTGAAGGTAATACTAGTAAGTGTTACTGGATTGGTTGTGTACAAGACGAATTTATGAACTTTATGACTCCGGGATATGCATCAACTGCATTACTAAAAGATTTTAACAAAAAAGCACCAGCAGTAGAATATAATAAACTTACAACTACAGATCCAACAACAGAACCGACTACACACAGAAAACCTACGCATTTAGATTTACTTAAAAATTATATTGTTGCAGGATTAAGCGATGACGAAACAAGAGGTCTTACAAGTTCTAGTGCAAGACGCGAGTTGCCTAGTGCAGTTTTTGGTTGGAGTACACCAGGACCATTAGATAAAAGAGAAGGTGCTCCAAAAGCAGACATAGGATTTACAGGAAACAAATTAAATTATCCAAAGAGTAGATTAGGTGGTT